TGCTTGAATCCTTTATATGTGTGATTGATAGCCTAATACCGTGCCAGGCGCCAATCTCATGCTCGAGATTGTGTCGGTGTATGGCGTCGCGTTGTGCGTCTTCCGGCGTCGCGCCACGTCCGAGGACGCCACTATCTAACGCCGGATGGTAGGCGCTGAAGCCACTAGGGAATGGCTCTCCTCTATGGTAGTGGTCGATGGTTTCTCTTATGTCCCATTTAGGACAATCGTTTGCTATTTGTTTGGTATTGCTCACGTCTGATCCCTTTCGTTGCACCGGGCACGCGTCGCGCTACCGGCAAGTATCATCATTGCAATGGCGGAGGCGCCGACCACGACGAAGGCGCCAACAGGGAAAAATACGGTCAACGTCGCAACAATAGACAGCAGTAATGCCATGATTAGCAGATTGCTACCAGGTGAGAACCACCGGCGCCCGCTGAACAAGTCGCCACATAGGCTGCACTCAATTCCTTTTAAGGTCGGGTTCGTTATCGTCGGTACGGCGTCGATGTCCGTCCAGTTTTCGGCATTGTCTGCGATGCACCGGCGGCATGCCGTCGCGCCGTCCGGCGTCTTGAAGATTTTAGTTGTCATTTTGAGTTCTCCCGCCGCATACTAGTGCGGCTACAGGCAGTAGCAGGAAAAAAATTGGTGAGAATAGTACAAACAGGGTCGTTATTACGGTGCGCTTCATTCCATTGGGCTCCAAAAAATTATAAAGGAATCAATCCCCTACGCACTACCTGGGCGGCAGTGTGTAGGGGATTGGAGGCGCCTCGCGACGCCTCGCTATTACCTTATTCTGTGCATTCTAACTCGAGGATATAAACCGTTACTGCTTCGTCCTTGTTTTGCGGGTCAATATCCCAGGTGGCTCCGCAATCATACTCACGCACCATGTGATCGGTGTAGTGGTGGTCCTTGCCGTAATCTTGGCCACTACCGCATCCAGGGCATTTGGGCGGCAATTCCGGCTTAATGTTATATGCTGCGTTAATCTTCAGGCTTTCCATTATTTGTTACTCCCTGCAAACATCTTTGGGTAGGCGCTTGCGAATACCCTCTCTATAAGTTCGAGTGGTTTGTCGCCTTCTCTGATAACCACCGGCATGATGCAGGCAATAAAGCGTGCGTCACCGTCGCGCCGGCTGTTTGCATATTCCCACACAAACATAGGTCCCCCTCTATTGGCGCCCGGGCTGTAGTCCGATAAAGGCGCCACACGTAAGTCTAGTACGCTTTCATCAGGCAACCAGTTGACCATATCGCGATTGAATGAGAATATGCCAGGCTTATCGCAATCCTTACCGTCGAATAGGCTCAGCAGCGTATCGGCGCCTTCAGTCAAGACGCCGGTGTTATGGATGTTCAGGTGGTCGGGATGTCCGGCGTCGGCAAGGATGGAAGCGTAGTCGGGTGTGAACATGTCCGGCTTCGCTACACCGTTCTGATACATCATTGTTACGCCGGCGTCTAGCAGCGCCTGGACGTCCACCGGTAGTCGGACGTAATCGGTGTGAATGATTACCTTGCCGTCGGTGAAATATGTACCGGCGTCTATCGTCTCTCCCTTTGTGGGTGTGGCGTCCAGTTTGAACGTACCCCATATTCTACATGGCTTCATACTCGCCTTCTTTGCGCTGTATTTCATCGGATTATCCCCGCTACTGTCAGCATCGCGTAAGCGCACATAACGACGCCGGTTGCGGTTGCAAACAGGAAAAACCCCCAACCATCGTCAATCAGATTCTTTGTCGCGCGGAATAGCTTCATTTTTTTGAACTCCTTAATTGAAAAAAATCGAACCGAGCGCCCATTATACAGGAACCAGGCGACAAATGTACAAACAAATACCGTACAAATTATAAGTATATTCTACGTCCGTCATGACACACGACGCCGGCGCTCGAGATCAGCCCTGCCGCCTGCTTCGTGATATCAAGTTAACCCAGAGGGAGCCGCTCGAGATCAGCCCTGCATTGTACAGTACCGTGCAAGGGGGGCCCTCGCCCCCCGGCGCTTGGCCCCCGCCCCCTAGCCACCGAAGCCGCCGGTGCCGCCCTTGCCCCTCGCGGTACAATCTGTATAATCGGGAATGCCCGAACACAGCCCCGAAGCGATCCGCGACGCGATCTTCCGCCTCTGGCGCGACCCCATCACCCTCGGAATCGCCCTGGGCTACAAGGGAACGCCCGAGGGGCGCAAGCAGTTCGGGCCCCTCCACCGCGCCATGCTCGAGCACACCCACAGCCAGCCCAAAACGAGCACCATTGTCCCTCGCGGCCACGCCAAGAGCACGGTCATCACGATCATCGACACCTGCGCCCACCTCCTCCACTTCCCCGAGAGCCGCAACCTAATCGCCTGCGCGACCCTTGACCTCGCCAAGAAGCTGGTCGGCGAGATCCGCGACCGCCTCAACGGCGAGCTCGAGCTGCTCCCCGGCCTCTTCCTGCCGATCAGCAACGTCTTCCCCTGGCTCTCCCCCCAGGGCGATTCCCGCAAGGCGGGGCCCTGCGAGCAGTTCAACATCGTCGGGCGGAGCGGCAAGGGCCGCGAGCCCAGCGTCTTCGCCGCCTCCGTCGAGTCCAACCTCGCCGGCAACCACCCCACCCGCGCCGTCATCGACGACCCCGCCAACGAACAGAACAGCCGGACCTACAGCCGCCGCCAGAAGGTCATCGACTTCATCGAAACCCTCGAGCCGCTGATGTACGCGCCCGACAGCCCGATCAACCACATCGGGACGCCCTGGGCCTTCGAGGACGTCACCGCCTACCTCAACCGCCGCCGCGACTGGGACCAGTTCCGCTTCGGCGTCTGGGACGGCGAGGGCGAGGGCGGACGCTCCGCGCTCTGCCCCTCCTTCCTGACCGCCGACGAGATCGACGAGAAGGAGGACGCGCTCAGCAAGACCTTCTTCAGCGCCCAGTACCTCTGCGCCCCCGTAGCCTCCGAGGAGGCGATCTTCGACCTCGCCCTCGTCAACGCCGCCACCGACACGGAGCTAACCCTCGACAACCTCCCCGAAGGCCCCGAGGTCCTGCTCTACGACCCGGTCGCCCGACTCACCGGAACTGACGGCGACCTCAACGGCATCGTCGTCGTCAGGGTCCTCCCGGCCTCCGCCCTTGGACTAAAGGGCTTCGCGCCTGACCGCAACGTCTTCATCCCGGTCAAGGCGAAGGAACTCAACGGCGGGGCGGACGCCGCCGCCTGCTGGATCGAGGAGATCGGAGCCCCCGCCCACCCCCTCCTCAAATCCATCTGGATCGAGAAGGTCGCAGCCCAATCGCTCTTCGCCCCCTGGCTGGAGGAGCGCGGGCGCATCAACAAGAATATTCGCATCCGGGGCCAAAATATCGGAACTGGATCGCTCCCCTACCGTTTAATGAGTCTACAGACCGCCATGCGGAAAGGGCTCCTGATCCTCCCCCGAGATTTCCCTGGACGCAAACTCCTCACCCAGCGCCTAACCGAGTTCCCCCTAAGTAACTCAGACGACTTGATTTCTGCGCTGGCTTTGTTAAGCACTATGACGGAGCGCCGTGGAAGCCTCCCAGGGCTCCCCCCGGTAACCTCCGAGACGCCCTACAACGTCGGAATCTGGCAAAGCAACACAACCCAGGGAGGTTACTGGCCCAATGGCTAACTACGGCAAAAAACGCAAGAGCTACATACTGCCCGAGAAGACTGCCGACAAGCTCGCTGATCTGGTAGCCACCGCTCGCGACGCGCTATCCATCCCGCTCGACGGCAACGAGAAGCTCATCGCCGACATCTACACCGGACGCGACCCCCTCGGCGGCCTCAGTGGCCTCATCGGGGATCAGGGCGTCGCAGCGCACCTGATGAACGAGCCCCTGAGCATCGGCTCATGGCGTCCGCCCGAAACAACGGCCAACCTTTTCCTATCACGGCTCCGCCAGATCGTCGCCGGACTGACGCCAGGCATCCCATCCTTCCGCGTCAAGGCGCGGGTCCCCGGCTCCGCCCATCTCGCCGACAAGCAGAACCAGCTCCTCCGCATAATGACCGACCACGGCCACCTCCGCGAGGCTATGCGCCGGGTGGCCTTCATCGGCATGCTCTCCCCATATTTCGGCGTCAAGATTTCTACTAACCCCGACGAAAAGATACCGTACCTTAGGATGAAGTACGAGGCACTCGAGCCCCGCGACTGTGGCTACGAGCCCTTCCACCGCCGCTTCAACTGGCACAGCTACGACCTCCAGTACGCCGACCTCCCCGATAGCTGGCTACCGGAGCTCTCCGGCAACGAGGCCCCCGACCCCTGGTCAATCGTCCGCGTGACCGAGGTCTACCACGAGGGCTTCATGCACGGCTCGCCGAAGGGCACGGCTTGCCCGATGTCAGTCTTCGTCAGTATCCCCGACATAGAAGGGAAGGCGCTCGGCGGCCTGAACCAACCAATCAAACAAAACGCGGATGGGATTTCCCTCGGCGAGTACGTCGTGACCGAGCCGCTCCTGTCTTGCCCCGTCGTGATCGACAGCTTCCTCGATCCCGCTCCAGGCGAGGACGTCCCGGCCAGCGAGGTCCTCTCGTGGATCCCGCTGATGCGGATGATCGTCCAGACCCTCGTCCAGATCGACCGCGAGATCCGAACCCTGAACAAGACCGTCCTCTACGACAAGAACGCCATTAACGAGGACAGCCTCCAGGCGGTCAAGAACGTAGCGCCGGGCGGAACCGTGTTCATCGGCGTAGACGTCGACGACGCTGTCCGTGGCGTCAACGCGACCATGCGACCGGTCGAGCAGAGCTCGGTCCTTAGCGAATACCTCGCAGCGCTCCAGACTTATATGCGTCTCTTCGACGACGTAACAGGCGTCAGCCCCACAGAGCGGGGGATGGCACCCAACCCGCGCAAGAGCGCGACGGAGGCGGCGGCGATTACCGACGCAAGCAGTCGACGGAACGCTGACCGGCTCGAGGTCATGGCGCTCATGTGGACTCGTCTTGGTCAAGCGGCCTTCAAGGTGCAGCGCGAAACATTTGGCCCCACGGTCGATGTCCCTCTCGCCAACGGCGTGATCAGGACTATCCATGTTCCCGACCCGATGACCGCATGCTTCAGCTTCGACATCGACCCGGTTGAGCTGGGTCACCTCTCCAACCAGGGCGACATCCAGGCACTCATGCAGTGGATCACAGTTACTACCAATACCCAGCAGACCTTCGCGCAGGGCATACCCCGCATGACCCGCGAGGCGCTGCGCCGCCTGGGCAACGCGATGGGCATCGAAGACGCCGATCTCTTCCTCGACGCACCCATCATCGAGCTGGGCCCGGAGGAGCGGTACATCCGCCATCTCCAGACCCAGCAGCCCATCCCGGTCTACGAGGATGACCAGCACGACATGTACATCGCCTACTACGCCAAGATGCAGGAGGCAGCTCTCCTGCGCGGCGATAGCGAGTACGCCATCATGGAGCTGCGGCAGGTCGTCGACCTTCACCGCAACTTCGCGGCGCGTAAGCAGGATGTGATCAACCCAGCTCAGATGGGTGATGTCATTCCGGGGATCGGTGCGGGACCAGGCGAAGTAGATAACAACATGCAGGCGGCACTCGCTGCTGGTGGCATCCCTGACGCTGTTCCCCAGCAGCAGATGGGCCTCCCGCCTGAAGCAGCGGGCGGAGGCGGATACTAATGCCTGAATACCCCTACCTATGCGGCGGCTGCGGCGAGCCCTGGACTGTAATCAAGAGCTTCGCCGAGAGCTCTGACCACGAGACTTGCCCGGGGTGCGGCATCGTCGCCACTGAGCAGGACTTCGAGCAGAAGAACATTGGCGGCTACGTCAACTCCGACGAGGACTGGTCCTCCGGTAAGGTAGTCGTCCAATTAGGCCCAAACCACCCCGACAGGATGGTCACATCGAAACATCAAATGGAAAAAGTTTACCAGAAGCACGATATAAGCATGGATACGGGCCACTTCAAGTCGGAGGAGGCCCAGATCAAAGCTACTGTACCGATCAATAAGCGCCGAGGGGGCTCCCCAGGCAGCGTTAGCGGCGTCAAAGAAGAATCTTGACACGCTGTCAACGTATGGTACAATCTCGCTTAATTGGGAACTTTTTCTACGGAACCAATAGGCAAACCATAGGAGAAGCCAATGTCTGAAGAACCTCTCGGAGAAGATACAGCTAACAGTGCTACACCCAGCGAGGAGTCTGCGCCCGTCCCCGAGGCGGCCCCGGAGATAGACCTTGCAGCGGAGGCCAGTCAAGCTGCTGTTACGGAACAGCGCTCGGAGGGATCAAAGATCCGTTCGTTGGATGATCTCGACCTCGAAGGCGCAGTGCGTACTCAGATCGAGTCATATGTTAGCAAGGCTGTTAATGATGCCGTCAGTAAACATGACGAGCGCCACAAGCAGCGGCTTGACGATGAGGGCTTTATGAACAGGTCCCAAATCGAAGAGCTTCTTGTGCAGAAGGATGCCGAGTATTCTCGGCGCGAGGAGGCAAAGGAAGCCTTCCTGCAAGTCCTGGGCACCGAGGGCATTGCCCCCGGCTCCGAGGACTACGGGAAGATCCAGAGCTTCTATCGCACGGCTGTCGAAGACGGTCGCATCACTCCGCACATCTTGCTTTCGGAGGCAGGCATTAAGACACTCGTCGCTATGTCGGGTGTGTCGGGCGCGTCTAATCGGGATGCGGCTGGGCCACGGAGTGGGCTGACTCGATCAGCTCCATCGCCGGATGGCTCGGTCACCTGGGCGGATGGCACGACACAACTGAACGCGAAGGGTGGAGGTGAGGCTGCTGAGACTCTTGAGGAGCGTGTGCGACAAGCGGTTGCGAAGTCCATTGACCCACGCAGCTAACACAAACTCAAGGAGGAAATAGGCAATGGCCATTCCCAGTTATGCTCAATCTCTAGACACGATGGTCACCACGGCCCTCGAGACGATGAGCAAAGATCCCATCAATGCTCTCACCGAATCTGGTGAGAAGTTCCTGAAGGCCGCCGCTACCAACGGTCGCGTCTTCGTTGTCAATGACGCCGAGTCTGTTCGGCACCCGATCCTCTATGGACACGGCGAAGACTCTTCGCTTTATGTGCCTGATACAGTTTCAGGAACCGCAGACGTTAATAACCTCGGTGCAGCGGCATCGGAAATCCTCACGCAGGCTATCTTCTTCATGCAGGCTGGTACGCGGAA